AGTGCCAAGTATGGTTGCTAGGCGAACCTTACGCTTCAGGCTGTCAAGGTCGTCTGTCTCCCGCACAACAACCTCTGACAGATTACAGAACTGGTATGGACGCAGGATAATCTCAGAACATGGGTTTGTACCCCACATGTGTCCTGTCTCACGACGTTCGTTCCGTGCTACCTGCTTATCAGCCGCTTCACGGTTAAACATACCCCGCTCACCTGACTTGCTCTCGTACAGGGCAACCCACTCTCTCATGAACGTACCAATCTCTGGCTTACCTTTGTAGGCTACAGAGTTGTTAGCCAAGGCACGTTGGCCTTCGTTCTCCCACCACATACCAGACTTAGCATGTGCCATTTGGTCGTCGTTTAAGTTCGACAGACTAATCAAAGCTGACCGTCTGACTCCCCCCACAACTACAATCTCACCAATCTTACACATCAGGTCGTGACACTCGATAGGGAACAGTTTACGTCCCTGTGCCTTCTTGAATGTGTCGACAGTAAAGCGGAACAGGTCATCAAGTGGCTGTGGCCCTGATGCTCTGCCACCCATAGTCTTGAGGCGTTCTCCTGCTGCACGTACCTGTGACATATCCCAAGTAGGAATCTGCCCCGCATACAGAAGCGCAATCAGTTCGCGAAGTGACTTAGCCCATCCCGGCTTCGAGTCACCCACCTTGATTACCGTATCTGTCTTGTGCATGGCATCACTGACTACAGGTAGTTTGTCTACATTCTCACGCTCTACAGAGAACCCTACGCCTGTGCCGCACATAAGAATGTACATGCACTCATCGAAAGAACGAGGGCTGTCTACAGGGATGTAGCTACAGTTGTAACCTGAGATGTTGTCACGGGCTAGAGCAGGACCTGATGTCATCATCGCCCTCATGCTGGGCATAATCTCTAGGTTCAAGATTGCCTCGCGGATTTCTTCCACGTCCTTCTTAGGCAACTTGTAGTTATGCTTCCCCTGCGCTTGGTTCACCATGAAGTCGACATAACGGTCTACCGTCTCATGCCAATCCTCACGGCGTTGCTCGGATTCAAGCCAACGTGCGTATCGTGACTTATGAATAAATTGTTGGTATGTTGTCGGTAACATGTTGCTCATGTTCTCTTTCCTTTTCTTTTGGTAAGTATACTGAAACTTCACTACCACAGTTGGGGCAGTGTAGGTCTGTGACCATCGAGAAGTAGTTACTCTCCTCTTCCATGTCGTGGTCACATCCCCAGATTAACTCTGTCTTGCAATGCCAGCAGTTCATTCTGTCTTCTCGTCAATCAGCCTGTCGAGATACCACCGCGCTTTGTGTAAGTCTTCAAGACGGTTTTTGTATCTATATCGCCAGACGTACTTGATGATGTTCCCTTGTAGGTATTGTTCAAAGCCTGTACCTGTCGCCGCCTTGATTGCCTCGATGCACTCGATGCCTGACTGATTATAGTGGAATGGTTTCTGGACGGTATCATAACCACTGTACGCCTCTTTTCCTGCTTGCTCGAGTTCTTCCATGATGTTCTTGTAGCTTGTCATCTGTTATCTCCGCTACCTTGAATAGTACCACGCTTCGCACGGCTTTGCAACTTGTCTAGGTTATCCTGTGCTATTTTACTTAGGTCGAATCCCAAGTCACTTGCGAGGGCGGCACAGTACCACAGAACATCGCCAATCTCTTTTGCCAACTCTTGTTCCTTGACGGTCAACTCTACCAAGTCATAATCATCACGCAAAATCTTCTTAACTTTATTTGCAATCTCACCTGCCTCGCCAGTCAGACCAAGAGCAGGATATATCATCATATGCTCTTCTTTGTAGATTGCAGTTGCAGATGCTTTGTCTTGATACTCAGATAGTGTAATGCTCATTGCTTCTCTCCGAAGTTTACCTTAACTATGTTGTCTTCACGCTTGATGACTTTATCGACAGCTTCGTTAGCTTCATCACTATCGAACTTGAAGCTGTTAGCTAGGGCTGCGAAACTTATTCTAGAAACACCAGCATCCCACACACGTTCGAAGTCATTCTCCAGCAACTCAATCAGGCCACTCAACGCGACCATTCCGGCGGGTACGTTCTCCATGTCAAGCACATCACCTTCTGTTGTGTCGTATGCAGTCATAGCGAAAGAATCTTCATCTTCATGATTCATGATAAGGTAGTATCTATTAGGAAGCAAGCTAGCGGCTTCCATTTTCTTTTGTAGGTCATCCGTCATTCTTCAGCCACTCCTCTGGGATTGATTTCTCTGACCACTCAAAGCCATGCTTAGTTGCCCACATAGCGTAGGTGGTTTTGCTACCCCTGTAAATTTTATTCTTTGCGTTCAGGAACACAAACCTAATATCTAGTTCGGGATACTGTTGTTTTATTAGTATCATCTTAACCCTGTCACCTTTGTCGAGATGACCCTTGGCTTCGATGTACAGGTCTTTGTGCGGGATGTAAAAGTCTGGGGTGTAATTACGGGGCTTTGGTATATACGTTAGTTTCTTCGTTTCGTATTCGAATGTAACGCCACGTTCGGCAAGAGACTTAGCTATGTTTATCTCGAACATAGAACGATACTTTGTATTTCTCATCAGTCTTGCAGGGGAAACCCGCCCTTTATCATTTGCAGCCGCTTTAATAGATATTGTTCTACTTTTGGTGTATGCTTTTCTAGGTAGTTTAGTTCGTCGTTTAACCGTATTGTCGGCAGACATACTGTTGCACCCATTCTCAGTTGATATGATATAGCTTGAACTTCTTCTTCTATACGTACGATGTCCCTAGCATCTGTATCTGAGATAAGATACCCACTGGCATCGTAGTTATTCCGAAGGGTGAGGGGCAGCGATGTCTCCAACCCGCGAACTTGCACGGTTGCTGGGTCGCCGCCCCTCTTCTCGTGTGTTTCAACATACACACAACGCAGTGCAGGGTTTAACTGCAACAGCTTCAGTGGATATGTTTCTACATACAATACTGGCATCAGACGTTCCTGTTTGTCAGCTTGGTGTACCAAACCTTAGGTGGAAACTTAGCCTTAGATGTAACCTTTTCCTCGTACACAGCTTTAGGCCAGCACTTCTCTTTGAAAGAACAGAAGGTACAGGTCTTAGGCATCAGCTTATTACCTGTAAATATCTTCTCGCCTTTAAGCGTGTAGGATTCGTCAGTTTCCTCGAAAGGTATTTTGAACTTGTCGTCCCTCTCAAGGCTCTCCACGCGGCTCCTAGCGTCAGCAAGGTATGCTTCACGGTCTTCCTTTTGGTCGTCCGGTGCTTCAACAAAGTCCCACTCACCGCTAGACTTGTTTATAGCAATCCAACCACCAAATGGCATGTCTTGTGCTTCAGAATACAGGTAGCCTTGCATGATGTAACCAAACGGGTCGTCTTCTTTGATTACGTCATAGCCGCCTCGTCCTGAGAACTTGTTGTCGAAAGACCACGGGCTAGTAGACTTGATGTCCCAGACCTTCTCCTGACCATCATCTAGGATAATATCGAGAGTACCCTTGACGTTGTTGCCAGCAAGTTCTAGTTCGCACTGGCGTTGGGTATCGACCACGTTGACACCTGCCGCTTTCATGACGAACACAGCCACAGCCTCAACAAGGTCACCCATAAGGAAACGCATGATGTCGTTGTATGCCATCTCTTGGGTGTGTCCTTTCTTCTCCATCTTCTGCTGACAGAGAGGTCGGCCTAACCCAGACATACGGACACGGAAGTCACCTCTACTAGAGAGTTGCTTACGTAATGAATCCTTACAGTCTTCGCCAAACTGTTCTATCAAGTCTTCAAGACGGGAAGAGTCAATCTCCCCCCGTCCTGCTTTCTTGAGGAACTCCTGTATTTCTACAAGAGCAATCATGATGCGAAGCGGTCAGCTAGGTCTACATCTGCATCTGACATAGTTTGCTTCAGAGCATCCTTATGCTCCTCTACAATCTTGTTATTAGATGCGGCGATAGTGTCCATAAACTTCTGCATAAGCTGCTTACGCTCCGGTGTAAAGGACACCTCTTTGATGAGCGAAGGCTGTGGAATCCAGTAGGTAACACCGCCGTTAGACATGCGCTTGGTCTTCAGTTCTACCAAGGCAGTCGGCAACGGAATCTTACCCAAGTTGTTCTGGATAAAGTCGTTCATAGGACGGAAGCCCGAACGCTTGAAGTAGCCAACGAATGGCAGGTTCTCAACCGGAGAGGCTTCCCCTGCGGCGTTGACGGCATCCTTCATGTCAAGCTGACCATACAGGATGATATTGCACATCACAGTCTTACTCAGCAACAGGCGAGGGTCATCTTCATGCAAGTCCTGTTCCTCATTGCGAGTGAGGCGACCACACTTCATGCCACCAGAGTTATCTGGGAAAGCATCTGTCATCTTCCTACGCTGTACAGAGCGGCAGGTAAATGCCCCCTCATCTTGGTCGTAGATAGAATACTCGAACGTACGCATCATTGGGTTGATGACCACAGAGTCAGCATATACCATCTCTGTGCCGTTATAAATCTTCCACGTACCACGCTTCAGGGTGTGACCTTCTTCAGTATCCGCATCATAGTTAATGCGAAGACTCGCGGGACCCGATTGTTTGGATTCCGCGACACCATCCTGCCCAAGCATAGCAAGCAGTTCACTCTTATCATCGCTAATGTCGATTGAAAACTCATTTGTTACCAGTTCTAGTTCGTTACCCATGTCATTCTCCATTGGGCTAAAGTTAAGGGTAAAATGATTATACCTCGAAGACTGCTTCTAAGTCAAGCCAATTTTTACCCATTTTCAATTCAATTCCTACAGGCATACTGTATTCCTTGTTATACCTGCGTTTTGTTTCCTGCGGCAAGCACAGCATAGCGGTAGACATCACCTCTATACACCTATCCTCTTCGCCGGGATACACGTCAATGACAATCGAATCATGTACTGTGTTGCAGATAACAGAACTCATGTCCTTCATGTCGTGGTGCAACTTGACCAAAGCCATAGGCAGTAGGTCTGCCGTGGCAAAGCCCTGCACAGGATAGTTACAGATAGCTGTGCGGTTGGTGGCTGTACCCCACTCAGTCCACTTAGCATCTGGGAAAGCATACTGTCTGCCTGACGGTAAGGTAATCTCCTTCTTAGTCACGGCATCTTTCTGAAGTTCCTTGTGCCAGTCAGTAACGCCACGGTACTTGTCCTTGAAGGCACGATAGTAGCGTTGCTGGTCTTCTGTCCCGCTAACACCGCCATACAGAGGTTTGAACGTGTGTGCTTTAGCTTCTTGTCTTGTACAGCCAATCACACTAGCAGTATAGCTATGCACGTCTGTACCCGCTTCTACGTCCGTTAAGATGCCATCATCCTTGGCAAGGTAGCCAGCTACCCGAAACTCTAGTTGGCTGTAGTCGCCCTCTAGAATAGACCCACCGTCAAACCTGCTCTCTACGGCCTTTCGTATGGCAAAGGTAGAACCACGAGGCATGTTCTGGAAGTTTGGATTACGAGAAGACAAGCGACCTGTCGCCGTAACGCACTGCATGAACTCCGTGTGAATGAAGCCATTGCTATCCATGTTGTTCTCCATCCCCTCAACAAAAGAACGCAGATAGGTTCGCAGGGCTGAGTACCGAATGTAGGACTGTGCGAACTCACGAGCATCACCTCGCAAGGACAGCGACATATCTTCTAAGGTTTCCTTGTCAGTCTTAAAGCCCCCCGCCGCAACATCAAACGTGTCGCGTGGAACCATCTTGAAGCCAGCAACTTCACCC